AACTTACAATCTAATTTTGTGGAATCTCTTTGATTTGGTTTGGACTGTATTTGTGCTAATTCAACTTTTATTTCTTCTTTAACCTTATTTTCTAAATCAGCTTCAATTTGCAACTCGCCTTTGTTAATTTTTTCAGCTAACATATACAAACATTGAACTTGTAAATTTCTATAGTTTGGGGTTTGTGCATTAACACGAATAACCTTTCCATTGTTACGAAACTCCTTAATACCTGTAATATCTACTACACCACCACCAACTCCATCACCATCTGCAATACATCTGCTCTTTGGTACGCTAAATTTATTTCTAAGATACAATATACCATGAGCAATATCTTGTGTAGAACTAATATCAAAAGTAATAATTTGTTGTACGACCCAACCTTTCCAAGCAATCAATACTGCCTTATCACTACCATATCTTGCGACATCTGCTGTAATGTAATGAGTACTTCCTGTAACATGGTCGTTATCAAAAATACCATCAATCATTTCTTGTTCTGCTAATTGGTAAGGATTATCTTCATAATCCCAATTACCTTTTAACAATCTTTCATAAGTTGGTTTGTGGTCTAAGGCTTTAGCATACAATCCATCAATATAATCTTGCTCTATAAAAGGGTTTTCCGTTACCAAGCAGTTTAAATATATTCTTTGAGGTCTTTTTCTACCGTTTTTTAAAGGTATTTTATTTTCCTCATACAATACACCTGTTTTATGCTTGTCGTAAAATTTAGTCTTACCCCAATTCTGTTTAGGGTTACAAGTCATAAATAATTTTTTCTTAATTGATTTTTCTCTCAATCGCCCATTGGTATCTCTTTTATTCAAATGCCTACCAATACGAGTGGATAAAACAATAGCAGCCATTTCATGTACCTCACCAATTTCTTCAATCCATCCACCTGTGTACTCTGTAGAACCCAAATCTTCATACATTGGATCACTAGGCTTATAACTTACCTCAATAAAGTTTATAACACTACCGTTACTAAACTCAATGTAATTCTTAACAGCATTAAACTTATACATATCGCTTTCAATACCATAAGTATTACAAACCTTTTTAAACGTCTTAAATACCGAACCTAACAAATCCTTTAACTCCTTACGTGCAACAAACCAATTTGTTTTCTCATAGCATAAACAAGAAAAAACTAACCAACAAACACCAGTCCAAGACTTCGCACCACCTGCTGCACCACCATACAGAAACTCATCAAATTCATCATCAGTCAATATCTCTAATGCTCGCCTTTGCTTTTCGTGAATAGACTTATCACCTTCTTTCCAATTACCTTCACTATTATCTGCAATACCCTCAACTATAAAACTAAAATCTCGCCTACGGAAACTCTCAATGTAAAAATCAAGCATTCGCAATCCATCAAAACTAGAAGCAATCGCATTTATATTCATTCAACATCCATTTTATCCAACTCACATTCAACACAAACATACTGCGTAGCAGTCGATTTTTTTTTCGAACTCAATAACCTACCACCCTCAACTCGATAACCCCTACCTTCCAAGTACGCAAAAACCCATCTCGGTACTTTTTTAGCACTACTCTTCGTAACACATCGATAACCACTATAACTCATATCCAACTTAACCGAAAAATCCAATCCACTCAACCCCTCTTCATCCAACTCGCCCTTAAATATCTCTAATACTCTACTCGCTTTCATTTATTAATTTTGTTTAACTTTTATTACCTGTGTTAAATATCAAACAAATATACAAAAATATAAACAATAAAAAAACCCTCCCAAGATTACCATAACTTGAAAGGGTAAATTAACTAAATGTAATTATATGAAACACACCAAAGATAACCATTAATTCTTTTAACACCAAAAATTAACCTAAAAATACCATACCTTTTTCTAATTTGCGAAAAATTATTGTGTGGGGGTGAATACGTTCACTCTTTTGGCTTGTGGGGGTTTTATATGTTGTATTGTTGCATTCAGTCTTTTAAAGGGGGTTTTAATGAAATAACACAAACAAACGCATCAAAACAGGTTCAAAACCTTATAAATTTGCATTATATTTAAATATATATATAAAACATTGATTATTATTGAATTATTTTTGTCTCCGCTCGGTGGCTTATTATGAATATGATAATTAAATTATATATCTATTGTATTGTTGTCGCTATTGTTTGCAGAAATAGACTTAAATACCTGCATTAACTGTTTAAAGTCTTGGTCGTTTGCCTTAGATAGGTCCAGGACGTTAGATTTTTGTTTGTTATGCTCTCCGTATGCGCCTATCAACTTTGCGATCTCTTTTAAACTATCATTTTTGTCAATCAATTTGCAATCTATATTTTTTGTCTTTATTCTGTTGCCTTTTCTGTCGGTCTCTTCTCGCTCTGTGATCTTATAAGATTGAATAGAACGTTTTACGCTGTCTGGCAGATCCTTTAGTTCTTCTTCACTTAAGCCGATTAGCTGCGTTATGTCTGTGCTAACTATATTTAAACGCTCTTTAATTACGTCTATTGGCGTTATGCCTGTGCTTTGTTGCTGCTCTAGTTGTTTTGTCTCAATGTATTTTTTAACCTCTGGCTTTTTTATTATACCGTTAAATATATGATTTGCCTGGCTTTGATGCTTTAATACTTTAACAACTGATTGCACCGCTTTTGACTTGTTAAAGAAGTTGTTATAATACTCGTCTATTATAAGCATATCTCTTTCAGATATAACACCAGAATTTTTTTGAAGTTTTGTTTTTTTTGTTTGTGTTTGTGGTTTATCGCTCATTTTAATACTCTTTTGATTAATTTAATACTATTGATTTTGTTTAGTTATTTTTTTAATAGTTAAAATATAAATTACTGATATTCTTTTTTTTGTTTTTCTCTTGTCTGTTTCTTTTCTCTCTCTTGTCTCTTCTTACTTGTTTTGCATCTTACAAGGTGCGAAATTTAATAAACTCTTTTAAGGCTTTACTATTCAAATCCTGGACCAATTAAAAGAATATTTTAAAACGTTTCTTTTCTTTGTCTTACATCTTTGGTTCTGCTCTACTCTTGTTAGTACATTTATCAAGGTGCAAAATGTAATTAAAAGAAAGGATATAAATTTTATGCTTTTTAATAATTAGTATAAAACCTTGTAAACCTTTACAAATATATACATTTAGTTTAAAATTAAACAAATTAGTTCTTTTTAAAACATTAATAGTATAATATTTAATACTTTTAACATTCTTTTAACACGTTTTGATAGTATTACTATTAGTTTTATAACGTATTATATCTTACATTTGTAATGTAATTAATTATTAACTAAAAAACAAAAACATGAAACTTTTAACAATCAAAAACATTTTAATCTCTTTACTAACTATATTTATTGTAGTGTGTTTGTCTGCTGTTTTAGTGGATGCAATTTTACACGGTGCAAAAATTTAAAAACAAATCTAAAAATTAACTTTAAAATATATTACCATGAAAAAAATTAACAAAATAACAGAATTAAAAACGATTATTAATTTATCAAACGATCTCTTAATTGACAAAAAAATCAACAATAAAAAATATCTTCGTGTAAATATTGAAACAGTAAATAATTATTTTAGTATTACAGGTTCTTTATTTGAAAAATTAAGTAGAGGGCAGAAATACTACGATTATAAACTTTTCAACGGCGAAAAATTTGAGCAAACTACAGGAGGTTGTATTCACGATACTATTTTAAAATATTATCCTGAATTTAAAAACATAGTTGATTTACATTTATCAGATTTAGACGGTTTACCTATGCATTTTTTTGCTAATGGGTTTTATTATATCACTCAATTCTTAAAAAGAAAAGAATACAGTTTAAAAGTAATTCAAAATCATTTTAGAATAGATAGAAAAGAAGCAAAAAAACTATGTAGATTTATTGCTAATGAGGGCGAAATTTACACAAAAAAATATATACTTAACAACTATATAGAGAGGTATAAAAATGAAGCTAAAAACGCCTTAAAACAAATATCTGAATTATATAATATTAAACTATCAGAATACTAAATAAAACAACTTAAAAAAACAATAATATGGGAACTACAATAAAATATTTAGATACTAGAGATTTAAACGAAAAAAGAGAAGATTTAAAAACAGAAATTTTTGATGCTTTTATAGATGAATTTCCACAATATGAGGAAATTACAGAAAACTATGAGGAAATAAACTTTGATGAAGAAGAAATACAAAGTTTTGTTGATTTATGGATTAAAGAAATTGAAGAAATTGAAGAAATTGAAGAAATTGAAAATGAGATTTCACAATTTAGTTTTGGGGAAACTTTAATAAATGAAGATTATTTTACAGAATATGTAGAAGATTTATTAACTGATTGTGGATATATATCTAGT